CTTCGTATCTGGCATCTATATCCTCTAAATAGTCGTGTCCTAGATTTCTCTCTACACCAGCTTGCATAGCATGGTCAATAAGTGATTTTATTTCATCAGTATTACCATCAACCTCTAATATTTGTGCTGATTGTATAACAGCATCCTTTAATACTTGTGTTTTGTGAAATTCTAATGCCTTATCCTTGATATACTCTAAATCATCAGCTTCTATACTTTTATAAATTTCTTTTAGTGAGTCTTTTACATTAACTTGAAGTAGGTCTGATTCTATTTCTTGTATTTTAATCTTAAACACTTCCATAGTGATGGTTGTTTTGTATTCTTGGTAATATTCACGGATTTCTTTTACAATCCACTTAAAACCATCATTATCAATATACTTTTCGTCTAATATATCAACGATTTGTTCCAAGAACAGCTTATCAGTTATTAAACATACGATAAACTTTACTTGAAAGCTATATCCAAATTCTGAAATGTTTTTTGTTTTACTCATTTTTTATTTTTCCAATAGTGGTCAAGGATATGAAACTCTGTTATCCAATTATCAAAGTTAGGTATCTGTCCCCATAATTTATCCTTTACAAATAAAGTTTGTAACTGATATTTTACTAAACTTGGTGCCATACTCCTGACCGAGTCTCCGATTTTTAGTTTTGTCTGATTTTTTATATCAGGATCTGATAACTGCATTAGTAGGTAGTTCCTCTTTATTACTAATTCGTTATCTTTTATTAGATTTGATACTCTACTATCTTTAGAGTTAGCCATATCTAAAAGGTCTTTAGTTGTAAAGGTCTTATCTTCTGTTAGAAGTGGAAATTCTTTAACTAAAGTTTTAACACCCACACCTCTTACTCCAGGTATTTCGTCTGATTTGTCTCCATCTATCACCCTACAAGTTAACACATTTTGCGGGTAAACTCCAAACTCTTTTTTTATTAAATCTCTATCATATAAAACTTTTTTTGTAGGTGAATAAAGCTTTACCCTTTCATCCACTAACTGGTAGAAATCTTTATCAGAAGACATTATTGTAAACTTACTTTTGTTAAGTATAACACCAGGAATATAACTCATTATATCATCTGCTTCTAAGTTATCAATAGATACAAGGGTTAGTGGTAAACACTCCAAATACTCAACTAGTCGTTTAAGTTGCATTCCCATACTTTCTCGTTCATTGTGTGGACCTCCACCCCAATCTACAAGACGATTTAGTCTGCTTCTAACTTTACGACCAGCTTTGTATTGTGGATATATCTTTTGCCGTGGTTTAGAAGAGTTTTTACCNTCAAANACAATAATACAACGAGTTGGTTTAAACTTGTTAATTGTNTATCTTATNGATTTTAAAAACCCTACTAAACCACCTACATGAGCACCATCCTCGTTTAAAGATGGATTGACGCTGAAACTACGAATGAATGTGTTAAAACCATCGACCAATAAAACATGGTCGTTTAGATTCTTAGTTTCTGGATTTACGTCAATCTCTTCTTTAACTTCATAGAATCTTTTTGTTAATAGATTCTTATCGGATTTACTCATCCGCAAACTCATCTTCTGTTGTTACATCATCAATACCAAGTTGAGCAGAGTCATACTTTAATATTAACTTTTCACAGATAGATTCGTATATGTGTTTTTGTGTTTCCTCATCGGAAATTAAAGCACCAAAGTCTTTTGATTGAAACTTATGGTCTTTACCATGTTGGTCGGTATAAGTATACCAAGCACCAGCTTGTTTAACTAACTTATGGTCTTTCATTATAGTTAACCAACTACCAAAGTCATCAATACCCTTATCAAAGTATAAAGGAAACTCTGCACTTCTTAAAGGTGGACCTAATCTGTTCTTGATTACTTGAGCCCTAATCTTAATACCAATAGTATTCTTTTTGGTATCTTTGATTTGTCCCATATTCTTTAACCGAATACGAGTAGAAGCATGGAAAGGTAAAGCCTTACCACCACTTGTAGTCCAAGGATCACCGAACATTACACCCATCTTTTGTCTTAATTGATTTGTGAAAATCAAACATACTTTTTGACGAGCAGTTAACTGAGTTATCTTTCTCATAGCTTTAGATAAGACGATAGCTTTACTTGTAGCCCAACCATCTTTATCAAAGTCAGCATCCATCTCTACCTTAGTAGAAGCAGCAGCCAAACTATCTACAAGAATCGTAACTAATTTATCATTGTCTGATTCTCTTACTTTTGTAACAATTGTTTCAATCGCATCAAATATATCTTCAACAGTTTCTAAGTGGATATACATCATATTTTTTGTATCCACACCGATTGATTGTAAAAACTCAGCTGATACAGCAGATTCAGTATCGATATAAACAGCCAAACCACCCTTCTTCTGTGTAGAAGCAAGAGCGTGAGCACCGATAAGTGATTTACCAGTTCCCTCAAGTCCGTTTATTTCAGTAATCCTACCAGCAGCTAAACCACCATCGGGTCTGTTTGATATTGCTAAATCTAATAATGTTGATCCTGTCGAAACCCAATCTGTAATATCAGTTGGAGTTTGTTGAGCACCATCTAAAAAGTAAGCAACTTGATGTGATTTGAATTGTTTATTTAATTCACCGGCAAGGATACCGGCTAATTCATCTTTATTTGACATTTATTTCTCCAAAAAATGAGGTGTGCCGGAAAAAGGAGGAAACCAGCACACCTCGACCACGCGTGATTAAGAATTAAATAGTTTATCGAAATCGTCTTCTACATTAGAAGATTTTTCGGTAGTAACCATTTCTGGTTCACTTGCAGTTTCTGTTGTAGAATCTTGTGGATTCAAGAAACCTGAAAGATGTTCTTTTAATTCATCATAAGTCGGTTCATTATATAACTCTGTCAAATTAGCTTGAGTTTCCAAAAGTTTCTGCAACATAGCAGAATCATCGGAAAGTGGTGTCTGATTTGGTTTAACACGAATTGTTGTCTTACCATATTGGTTGCCAGCTTCAGCAGGTGTTTGTCTTTCGACAACAATATCACGACCAGTTGTTGAGTCTGAGATATCACCATAATCTGGATCAGCAATTATACCAAGAAGTTCTTGATAAACAGTTTTACCAAAACCCCAAAACTTAACACCTTCACTTTCTTCACCACGAGCTATCACAGGAACAAAAGTTCTCATTTTAGGTTCGATTCTCTTACCTTGTATCCATTCATCTTTGTTGCCAGAACCTTTAAGTTTGTCAGCAAATTGTTGAACTGGATCAGGTCGTCCAAATGATAAAGGTGACAACACCGTTTTATTTGGTACTAATGAGTAGTGAAAGAAAAGTTCACTAAAAGGATTGCTTTTATCATGTAGATAAGGTACTATCCTAATTTGTGATTTTCCAGGTTGAGGTTTCCAAAAACTATTTGTAGTAGTATTTTGTAACTGATTGAGACGGCTTTTTATAGCATCTAAGTCCATTATGTTTCTCCATTATGTTTATTTATTATTATTAGTATTACGAGTATAAATATTAATTTAAAATATTTACTTGTAACCTATCCATATAATATACGGATTTTTTTATTAAAAAACAAGCTTTATTTTAGTCTTTTTAACTTTTTTATTTGTAGCTTTAGGTTTTTCAATTCTTTATTCATCTTCTCACATTCTTCACGATAATTTTGTGGTTCGTGTGATTGTTCTTCTAATTTACTTAATCTTTCTTCAATAGTCAAGCTTTTTCTTTTAGATGATGCCATTTATAACTCTATTATTTTAAGTATTCTTGTAGGTATTTTCTGTAATCCTTCCTTGTTGGAAATCAATATCATATTTTTGTAGGTATCCCATTCGACCTGATAGTTTGTGTCTAAAACACCATTGTTTATGGTCTTTATCAGTTCGTTTAGGGCGTTTATTGTATATAGTGTATTTGTAATTTTCTTTCTGTGTAAAGAGATGGTATTACTTACTGCATTAAAATCTATTTTTTCTTCTCTATCTACATTATAAGTACAAATTAACTCTTTTGTTTTTTCTTCGTTTTGTAATACATAAATTTTATCAAATACAATCTTAAAGTTTTTCGTTATATCACGAATTGATTGCTCAAGATTGTGTTGAGTTGTAAATGTACATAATAGTTGTGTTTTCATTATATCCCTTTAACTTCGCCAGTTTCAGTATCTACTGTTTGACCATCATCTGTTAATTGTAATGGAGCTGGTTCACCATCACCGGTAAATGATAACTGACATCCACCACCTGTTCTGCCAGCAGTTCTTTTAGTTCTAAATGTTATTGAGTAATCATTTGGATTCTGCGTTCCCTTTGATGTTACAAATTTAGGTTCACCATTTTCATCGTAAAACTGTTTGTTATGTTCTAAGTCGTTTAATGACTCATTAGTTCTGATATTATTAGCTATCTCAATAGCAGACATAAGAGCCTCTATCTTTACACCACCCGCTTGCACTAAATTTTTAGCATTATTTTCACCAATTAAGGCAGAAGCATGGTCTATTGTAATTATCTCACCCAATCTTTTTTTATACCCATTTTCTATTTTTGCTACTCTTTTACTAAATTCTTTCCATCTAGCTCCTTCATTTGGAAAGTCCATCTTGTCAAGTTCTTTATTGATATTATCAATTTCTTCCATATAATCTGATGTTATAGTAGATATTTCATTCATTTCATCATCAGAAAATGTATCACCCAATCCCACTTCAGTTAATGTGTTTTTTATAAATCCTTTTGTTTTTTCTTTAGTTTCTTCTTTGGTTTTACCTTTTATTAAGTTGTCATTAATAACTAAAGTATGACCAGGTTCACCAAGATATTGCCCTTGATTTTTTTGTTTTCTTTCATCTTGATGTAACTCACAAATTGTCTTTGAGTTAGCAGGACATCCGTATATTCTTCCCTTTTTTCCAAACTTGCAACTAATCAAAGAAACTTTTTCTAAAGTACCACCTTTTATCTTATCACCAGCAGGAAAGTTACCAGCAGATGGTAAGTAAACTTCCTCACCATTAGCCAATTCTTGTTCATATAAATTATTCTCAGCAAGTTGTTTCATAATAGAACTTGCAGTATCCGGATCACTTTTATGTAAGTCTACCATCATATCGTTGTAACTATTGGCAATAGCTTTTCTTGCCTCTTCACTTGGTATCTCATAATTATTCAAAACATCTTGCATTCTTTTTTGATGATTTTCTAAAGCCTTTAAAACACCCCTATCCACATTACCTTCATTAACTTGTTTTTTGGCAAAATCAATTGTATTTTGTAAAGATGGATTGTTAATACTTTGTGCCAGATAGTCTTTTGAATATTTACTACTTGGCATTTTAATCTTCCCATCCTTTCCCCTTACACCAAATATACCATGTAATCCTGGTCGTATTTTCTGTAATATTGGGTGGTTTTTAAAATAACTAGATACATTATCATCATCTTTTGGTTTAATAATATTTTCATCACCTAAATCAGGTTTAGCAGCCGTTGAAAATCCTTGTGTAACAGCTTTAGCGTTGAATATTTTTGTTGGACCCAATAGTGATTCTATTTTTTTAACTAGATTTTCTGTATTTTTTGTTCCATTACCTAGTATTTTTCTATCACCCCCTATATTATTAAGATAAGCCTTTCTTTGTCCTGATTTTGGCATTTCATTAGTTGAAAACCCAGCATTATCAATTAACCATTGAGCAGCTTCTTTTTGTTCTTCTTCTGATGAATCTTCGTTATATAAAGTGTTTATTTTTTCCAAAGATTCTTTTGCTAATTGTTTTTTATCGTCACTTAAAAATTTTATATTATCACTTACTCTACCCTCAAAATCACTTACTACTTTTTTATTTTCCGGACTTATGTTTTGAGATTGAGTCTTGCCATCATCTTTTTTCTTATCCTTCGATAAATATCCACCACCTTTATCTGGATCACTTTCAAATTCGTTAGGAGTTATTTTATCTCCACTTGGTTCTTCTTTTTCTTCGTCACCATCTACTGCAACTAACTTACCATCAACATTTTTATGTGATATTCCCTTTTCACTTTCTTTTCCATACCCCTTTCCTTTCCATTTCAAACCCATCTTGTCAGCTTTTTCTTTTTCTTTATCATCTAAAGGTTTTTCTTCTGCTTCTAAAACTAACATTACACTATCTACTATTTCCGTGCTGATACCCTTTGATAAGCATATCTCTTTTAGTAAGGTTAAATGGTAAGCGTTCTTTGGATTAGGTACACCCGTAGGTACAATTCTTCTCCACTCTATAAAAAGACTATCTAGGTTAAAACTCATAATTCTTCAATGTCCCATATGTATTGCCAACTTTACTATGAATAATAAAGTCATCTTCTTGTAAGATGTTTTGGATGTCGTGTATTGTTTCTTTTCCATCCTCTTTGGCGTAATCAAATAAAAAACTATCGTAGTTATAATGAACTATGTTAGTCTTCTTCTCTAATAAATATGTGTGTAATTTGTTTAAAATAGTAACATTCCGTTCTGTTTCATACGATTGTATGTAGTAGTTAAATAACTTTTGAGCATTTAGGTCACCTAAATTAGCTCTCTTCATTGGTCGTTTATAAATATGTGATAAGATATGATTCCGAGTCATATATTCGTCATAAAGTATGGTTACTAGATTTTCTACACCTCTGAAAAACTCACTCATCTTAGCAATATCTTTTCTTACACCAC